CGGCCAGCCCGCCACTGACCCACTGACAGACCGCACCAGGTAACCCAGGTAGAGCCATGCCCATCCGCATCAAGAACGCACAGCCCGGCTACAGCCAAGGCGATTTGGTTTTCAACGTCACTGAGGCGCAGAAGACGGCGTTGATGCAGGGGGGCGGGGCGGTGATTGAGGCGGGGGCGGATTTGCCGGCGGCGTTGGGACTCTCCGCTGATGCTGTGACGGCGGTGAATGCTGCTGTGTCTGGCGGAACGCTTTCGCAAGTGGGGCGAAGGGTTATCATTTTTGGTGACTCAAGAACCCAACAAAACACAGACCAGAGTGCTACATCAATAACGGGTCGACCGCGATACTGGCACTGGGCACAAGCCCTTTCTGGTCATCGGCTAGACCTAATCAACAACGCAGGTGTGAACGGAGACACCGTTGCTGGAATGCTCTCCCGTGTGAATGGTTCAAACTATGGTGTTGGTTTTGGGCAAATTGGTGACGCGGGGGCGGCTGCGGTATCTCCTGGCGTACTTGGGATGAAACCCGACTTTGTTGTTTTTAATGGTGGTTATAACGACATTTTTGGGAATTCTCAGACAGCAGATGCGACCTATGCAATAGCGGTACAGATTCTTGATGCTATTCGGCTTGCCGGTGTAACCATCATTGTTTGCTCTGCAGTTTTCCCGTCAAGTGCCTCAATCGGCTTTACGGCAGCAAAATGCCGAGAGCTTCGTTTGTACAACGACAAGCTGAACGCTTACGCCAATAGCTACAGGACCGTTTACTACTGCGACTTTGCTGCGGCAGCAATTTCTCCATTGTCCACTTCGGTAGAAACGGCGGCGGCTGATCTACGTGATGGCACAGTTCATGAGAACAACCGGGCGGCAAAGAAGGAGGGTAAGGTACTCGCTACGCTCATAAGCACCCTCATCCCCGCCCGTCAGCAAATTCTACCAATTTCAAATGCTGAAACTTCTGCATTTGACCCTTCCATTCCCCAACTCGTAGTCAATCCACTGCGCACCGGTACGGCGGCTATTACAACCACTGGATATAGTGGTAACGCTGCAGGCAGCGAAATGACGAATGCAAATTTTGTCCGGGGCGGAAGCTCAAATTGTGTCTTGTCGGCGGTAGCCAGAAATGATGGTTACGGACAAAACACACAATTCACATGCACATTCTCTGCAGCTAACGATACTTTCGAATTGCGTATGCCATCTCTTCACGGGCAAGCTGTTGTGGGAGGGCGCTACCGGGCTGTCTGCGAGGTTAGCTACACAGGCCCATCAGGCGCAGACCTCGCAGCAGTTGACAACTTGCGCGGAACCCAGTTGTATATTCAATATAACGATGGAACAACCAACTATTTCAGTTATTCGATGGGATTCCAGATAACTGACGGTGCGCTAGTTGGAAGCGATACTCTGACGCTAGTGACGCCCGACTTTGTACTACCCCCAGGCGGAACTCCGACAATATTCCGAGTAAATTTCACAGTTTCCGCAAACGGGGCGGGGTCACCTCAGGTCCAGGTTGGTCGTATCGGTCTTTACAGGATAGGTTAAAGCAGCCCTTCCACCCCCGGCCACACCCCATCCTTCCCCGAGCATGCGCCAGCCGCGCGGTGGGTGTAGCAGCTGGCACCCCTGACCCGCCCCGAGCAATCACGGCGGGGTTTGGGTTTCTGGCATTCCCGCAGCGGTCCACGCAGTCTCACCAATTGAGCTGCCTACCGCACTTTGTCTCACTTTTGCATGACTTGAGACACCCTGGTCGGCACAGTGGGTGCCATGAAAACCAAAGCCCACGATCTTCTGGCCTACCTGGCCTGTGCCCAGTTTGTCCTTGACCTGGTCGACCTGGTGATCAGGCTGCTGCCGCCGCACTGAGGTGGCCACGAAGTTGCGGCGCAGCTTTGTGTCGTCTTCATCCAGCATCGTTCCTCCCCGTTGTTTGGCAGCCATTCTGCCGCCAGTTGTGCGGCCCTAAACCTGTTCACTGTGCCCGCCGTCGCGCGCGCGTGAACATGCACTCCACACCAGGCGTCCCGCCTGGTGCTTGGGGTGAAGATGCAATACGCAACGCTGGCGGACATGATCACGCGCTTCCGCGAGGAAGAGCTTGTGCAGTTGACGGACCTGGACAACTCGGGCGACATCGTGGTGCCCAAGGTGCAGGCTGCGCTGGACGACGCAGCGGCCGTGATGGACACCTACTTGCAGCAGCGCTACACGCTGCCGCTGGCCAGCGTGCCGCGTGTGCTGCTGAACATTTGCTGCGACCTGGCGCGAGCTGCGCTGTATGAAGACGGGGTGACGGACGTTGTGCAGAAGCGGGCGGACGCGGCCATGCAGATGCTGCGCGACCTGGCCACCGGCAAGATTGGCCTGGGGCTTGACCCGGCCGCGCAAACCACCGCGCCCGAAGGCGGGCCGCAGGTGACTGAGGGCGGTGGCGGGCGTGTGTTTTCAGGCGACCTGCTGGCGGATTACACGCGGGGGCATGGCTGATGGCTGGCCTGCCCACTGACCTGCAGGTGGCTGACGTACTGGGCAGCACGGAAGACTTGCTGCTGGCCAAGATCACCGAGCTGGTGGGTGCCTACGTGAAGAGTGTGGCCACGCTGCCGGGTGTGTGGGACGACGAGATGCTGAGCCGCCTGCTGCGCATGGTGCCGGGGGTTTTCCTGGCGTTCCAGCGGGCGTCAAAGAACCCTTCAAGCACCACCACGGTGGACTTCACCTCGACCTGGTCAGTGATCGTGGCCGTGAGCAATGCCGGCGGCGAGGGCCTGCGCCGGCGCGGTGACAGCACGGGTGTGGGTGCCTACAACCTGGTGTGCGCGTTGGCCACGGGGCTGGACGGGCAAGGCATGGGCGACGCTGGCAGCGTGACGGTGGGTGACATCACCGACCTGTTCAGCGGCTCGATCGACAAGCGCGGCCTGGTGGTGTACGCGCTGGACCTGACCGTACCGCTGGTGCTGGACAAGACCGACCCGGTCGCGCTGGACGTGTTTGCCACGTTCGATGCCCGGCTGGACATGCCCCAGCACACCCCTGACAACTACCCCGACTGGCTGGCCAACAACTACGCCAACCCGCCTGACGCGCACGACCTGGTGCTGGTGCCGCAGGACCGGCTGATCGTTTCGGCCGTGTTTGACCAGGCGCACTACCTGCCCGCCATGAAGCTGGGCACCGGCGTGAGCCTGAACGCCCGCGGCGGCGCTGAGCTGGTGGAAACGGCCAGCTACATGAACACCCTGGGTAGCCCCAGCGCGGTGTTCACCATCGAGCTGGACTGGTACAAGAAGTGGGGCAACGACGGCAGGGGCAACCCGGCGCTGACTGAGACCGTAGATGAAAACGGCATGCCCGTTTTCACCGAGCCTGTGCCGAGCGACTTCATGCGCGCTGCCGAGCTGGCACACCAAGGCCGCACGGTGGTGGTGCAACTGGTGGGCGCCGCCGCACAGTTCCAGGAGGCTACCTACGGCAACGTGGCCCGCCACCGCACCGCCAAAGACGTGCCGGCCAGCGGCGCCATGTTGGTGAGCTGGATGGCGCCTGACCTGCACACGCCGGGCGCCTACGTGGTGTGGCAAGAAAACGAGGCCATGCGCACCACCACCGGGGTGGAGAAGGGCTACAACGTGGCCGGCGAGCCCGAGTTCATTGGCGAGAAGAACAGTGAGTACCAGGACCGCAAGAAGGCTGCCCGCACCAAGGCCGCAGCGGACCTGGCGCAGATTTGGGCCACGGCCCAGCGCAGCATGGTGCTGCGCCCGTTCACCATGCGCGGCATGGCCAGCTTTGTGTATGGCGACTTCAACAGCAGCAAGACCACAGACCCGGAAGACGACGGTGGCCCAGACAGCAACGGCAAGCTGGGCTTTGTGGCCGCAATGGATGAGCTGGACTCCGTGCGGGCGCTGGACGGCGCAGTGCCGCCGCTCGATGAAGTGAGCCTGAACAGCTTCAACGGCAAGTGGGAGGCACAGCTGCAGGGCGTGCGCGACCGCCTGGCCACCAAACGTGTGCCGCTGGTGCTGAACCAGATTGCGCCGGGCATTCGCAAGCTGGGCCCCAAGGGCGACAAGAGCGACACGGCCACGGTGGTGCAGATTGCCGTGGCGATGATGAGCGACATGGCCGCGATGCTGAAGCACACCGACCTGCGCGCAGCCCACTGGGCCTATTGGGTGGGCGGTGACCAGGCGGTCTTGACTGAATCAGTGGCCGGTGGCTACAGCCAGAACACCACCTGGTATGCACTAGAGTGGATGGCTACACGCCTGCCCAGCCGGCGTGTGGTGCTGAACGGCCTGCAGGAAGCCGCCGCCGGCGCCAGCGTGCCCGGTGTGCACGGCCTGGCCGGCGTAAGCAGCCGCCGGGCAGCCGCGCTGTTGTGGAACGACAGCAGCGAGCCCGGCACCATGAGCCTGCAGCTGGTGGGTCTGCCCACCACCTTGACCAGCCAGACCTACACCACCACCGGCCAGGTGCTGGTGAACGGAGAAACCCTGCCGCGCCCGCTTGACGTGGTGGTGATGGACGGCTTCATTGACCTGGCCGTGCCGGCCTGGAGCGCGGTGCTGGTGGAGTTGGTGGCTGAAGGTGCCGAGCCGCTGGACCGCCGAAACAGCCTGGCCGGCGGCGTCCACGCCGCGTTGCTGGTGGGCACGCCCATGCCGCACATCAATGCCATGCGCCCGCTGGACCATGCCCGCTATGACGTGGCCCGCGACGTGGCCTACCTGGGCGTTGGCCAGGCGGGCGCTGGCAGCCCCGCCGTGGCGCCTGCATGGGCTGACCTGCCCGACACGCTCTACGCCAGTCTGGCGGCCTTCCATGCGCCTGGTACGGGCAGCATTGCTGTGCAGGCCGAGTACTTCAATACAGCTGGCGATGCTTTGGGCAGTGCCACCCTGGCCAGCGTGAATACCGACGGCCTGGGCGCCGGCACGGTGCAGGCCTTGGGCCTGGCCGCCGCTGCGCCGCCCGGCTGGGCCGCAGGCGGCCGCGTGGCCCGCCTGCGCATTTCATTCACGCACACCGAGGCTGGTGCACTGGCAGAGGTGTACCTGAGCGGCAGCCTGGTGCAGGCCCAGGCGCCCTACGTTTGATTCCTTTTGCTGCCCCCTCTTCGCTCACCCCTTTGAAACCCGTTGGAGATTGACATGACGCTTGCCGTTGACCCCACTCAAGAACGAATTCTTGCTGTGCCTGCTGCGGGTATGACCGTGCTGGACCCCGCCACCATGCAGCCGCTGCCGGTTGACGGCTTGGCAGTGAGCAACTCGGTTTACTGGCAGCGCCGGCTGGGTGACGGCGACATTACAGGTGGTGAGCCCGTAGACAGCCTGGAGTGAGAACGCCATGATCAGTTTCAACCAAATTCCCATTGCACTGCGCACGCCCGGCAGCTACCTGGAGGTGGACAACAGCCGGGCCGTGAGCGGCCTGCCGGTTGACCGGCAGCGTGTGCTGATCATTGGCCAGCGGTTTGCAGCTGGCACTGGTGTTACGGGCGTGCCGCAGCAGGTGTTGAGTGCTGCCCAGGCTGTAGGCCTGTTCGGGCAGGGCAGCAACACGGCGCAGATGTGCGCTGCCTTCAAGGCAGCCAACCCATACGCCGACCTGTGGGCCTTGCCCTTGAACGACGGAGGCAGTTCTGTGGCTGCCACGGGCACGATCACGATTGCCGGCACGGCCACGGCGGCTGGCACTTTGCGCTGCTACGTGGGCGGTTTGCTGTGCAGTGTGGCGGTGGCTTCTGGCGACACGGCCACGGTGGTGGGCACGGCGCTGGCCAGTGCCATCACTGCGAACAAGGAGGTTCCGCTCACTGCCGCAAACGTGGCCGGCGTGGTGACGCTGACGAGCAAGCAGAAAGGCGAGGTGGGCAACTTCTTTGACCTTCGCTTCAACTACTACACGGGAGAGACCACGCCCGCCGGCCTGACCGTGAGCACGGTGGCCATGAGTGGCGGCACCGGCAACCCAGACATTGCTGCGGCACTTACCGCCATCGGTGATGTGCACTACCAGACCTTCGTGGTGCCCTGGATTGACGCTTCGAACCTGGGCAAAATCGAGGCGATGCTGGCCACGCGCTTTGGCCCGATGGTGCAGCGCGAGGGCCTGTGCTACGTGGGTGCCTCGGGCACCGTGGGTGTGCTGACTACGCTGGGCACCAGCCGCAACAGCCCCTACACCGTGCTGGTGGGCAGCGGCAAGAGCCCCACGCCGCCGTGGGTGTGGGGCGCCGCTGCCGCCGGCCTGGACACCAATGAGCCTGACCCGGCCCGCCCGCGCCAAACGCTGGTGCTGCCCACCGTGCTGGCGCCGGCATTGACCGATCAATGGACCCAGACCGAACGCAACACCCTGCTGTACAGCGGCATCAGCACTTTCAAGGTGGCGATGGACGGGCAGTGTTCGATCGAGCGGCTGATCACGACCTATGCCTTGAATGCCTACGGCCTGCCCGACACCAGCTACCTGGACGTGGAGACGATGCGCACCATTGCCTACCTGCGCTATACGGTGCGGGTGCGGATCACCAGCAAGTATCCGCGCCACAAGCTGGCCAACGACGGCACGGTGTATGGCCCCGGCCAGGCGATCGTAACGCCCAAGGTGCTGCGCGGCGAGCTGATTGCGCTGTTCCGAGAGTGGGAGTCCGCTGGCCTGGCTGAGGACATCGAGCAGTTCAAGCAAGACCTGGTGGTGGAGCGCAACGCGAGCGACCCGAACCGGGTGGATGCGGTGATTCCGCCCAACGTGGTGAACCAGTTCCGCGTGTTCGCTGGCCTGGTGCAGTTCCGGCTGTAAGGCCCAGCTGCAGGTGGTTTGAAGATCGTTTGAGCGTTCCTGAAATAGGAGGCCGTAATGGCTGGTGGAAAGAAACTGGGCATCGTCTACATCAAGGTGGACGGTGCGATGCTGGAGAGCCTGCCAGGCGCCAGCCTGGACATGGGCGGCAAGATGCGCAGCCCGGTGATTGGTGCCAACGCGGTGCTGGGCTTCAGCGTGGCGCTGAAAGAGGCCACCGTGGAGTGCGAGATTGCCGTGGGTGCGGGCACCAGCTTGAAGGCGCTGGCGGACATTGAAGACGCCACCATCACCTTCGAGTGCGACACAGGCCAGACCTACGTGATTTCGCACGCCGCGCTGGCCGAGCCGCCCAAGGCCACGGCTGGCGAGGGCGGCAAGGTGCCGCTGAAGTTCTTTGGCCAGCCTGCTGACGAGATGGGTGCAGCATGAGCGGCGGTACCTACACGCTGAAGTACCCGGTGGACTTCAAGAACCGGGACGGCGAGGTTATGAAGACCTTGGCCGAGGTGACGCTGCGCCGCTTGAACGGCGGCGACGTGCGCGCCGTAGCCAATGCCAGCGACAAGGGTAAGGGCGAGGCCACGGCGGTGCTGATTTGCCGCGCCTGCAGCTTGACGCCCAGCGAGTTCGACGCACTGGACGCTGAAGACGTGACCGCGTTGGGGGAGTTGGCTTCGGGTTTTTTGGGCGCGTCCCCAGCAACTGGCGCGAAGTGATCGCGCACGTGGCCCACACCTTGAACACCTCGATCACGGACCTGATGGACATGGACCTGGACGAGGTGCAGGAGTGGAGTCGCGAGGCCGACCGCATCAGCAAGAAGCAAGGCGGGGGCTGAGATGAGTGGTGCACTGCGCCTGGCGTTCACGCTGGAAGCAATCGACAAGGCCACCGCAACGGTGGCCAAAGTCAATGCGCGGATTGACAAGCTGACCGAGCCAGCCCGCAGGGTGCGCGCTGCGTTCACCAGCCTGATCCGTGAAAGCCGGCTGGACCGCATTGGCGACGCCGCTGACCGCGTGGGCAGCCGCCTGGGTGTGCTCAAGGGCCAGGTGATGAGCGTGGTGCAGGGCGTGGCTGCGATCGCGGCGGTGGGTGTGGGCGCGGCGCTGGGCTTCAAGCGTATTGCCGACGAGGTGGACCACATCAACGACACCGCGCAGCTGCTGGGCGTGAGCACGCAGCAGCTGCAGCGCATGGGCTATGCCGCGCAGCTCAATGGCAGCAGCTTTGATCAGCTTGCAGAGTCGCTGAAGTTCCTGAGCGCCAACATGGTGGATGCACGCAATGGCAACCAGCAGATGGTGGGCTGGTTCAAGCGCCTGGGCGTGAGCACCCAGCAGCTGGCGAAGATGACGCCGGTGGAAATGTTCGAGAAGATGTCAGACACCTTCAACCGCGTGGGAGACGCTGGCCAGAACAGCGCCAAGAAGATTGCCGTGATGAAAGCCTTGATGGGCCGCAGCGGCGCGGAGCTGAAGCAACTGATGGACATTGGCGCACCGGCGCTGCGCAAGTTTTACGAAGAGGCTGACCGCATGGGTGTGGTGCTGGACACCGGCACCGTGGACGCGATGGCTTCATTCAATGACATGTGGGACCGCATGCGGCTGTCGGTGTTTGGCGTGATGGCCACGGCGCTGGGCGCGGCTGCGCCGGTGCTGGAGTCGATCATGAAGCGGGTGACCGAGTGGACGGCGGCGAACAAGGAGCTGATCGCCACGAAGTTTGCCCAGTGGGTTGACCAGGTGGCCGATCGCCTACCCGACATTCTACGCGGCGTGAGTGACACAGCCGTGGGTCTCGGCCGCTTCTTCCAGGCGGCTGAGCGGGTGGCCAATACGCTGGGCGGCTGGCCCAACTTGCTTGCGGCCATTGCGGGGGTGATCAGCTTGTCAGTGCTGGTGAGCATTGGCCAACTGGTGGCGGCGGTGTGGAGCCTGAACGTGGCCCTGCTGACCAACCCCTTTGGCATGACGCTGCTGGCGGTGTCAGCCTTGGTGGCGCTGCTGCCGCTGCTGATCCTGCACTGGGACAAGGTGATTGCCAAGGCGCAGCAGTTCAACAACGCCATCCCGGACTGGATGAAGAAGATCAGCCCGGTTGCCTGGGCGCTGGACAAGACGGTGACGGCGTTGGCGCCTGCCGCACCCACCGGCAACCCGCTGCCTACCACTACGCCGGGCCAGCAGTTTGGCAAGACGGAAGTGGGCGGTACGCTGAAGATCACGATTGACCAGGACGGCAAGGCCCGCGTGGCCGAGCTGGCCAAGACGCCCTGGAGCCCCATGAATCTGAGTGTGGACACGGGCTACCTGGGCGGCGCGATGGCGGCGGGGCGCTAAGGCATGGCCTGGCAAGACCAGCTGCAGCCAGCGTCGTTCCGAGGGGCGGCGTTTTCGTCTGTGAGCAGTGGCGCGGCTTTTGGCCGACGCGGCACGGTGCATGAATACCCGCTGCGTGACACGCCGTGGTTTGAAGACCTGGGCCGGATGGCCCGCAAGTTCACTGTGGAAGGCGTGGTGCTGGGGCCAGACTACATGGCTGCCCGGAACGCGCTGATTGCTGCGATTGAGGCCCCTGGGCCAGGCGAGCTGGTACATCACTACTACGGCATCATGCAGGTGGCGGTGACCGACTGCCAAGTTCACGAGAGCACAGACGCCGGAGGCGTTGCGCGGTTCACGATCAGCTTTGTGGAGGCGGGTAAGTCAACCTACCCCAAGCCTGCGGCGTCAACGCCCGACTTGGTAGCGGCAAAGGCCGAGCCGGCGAGCAGCACAGGCCAGGCTGCATTTGCGACCGGCGTGAAGACCAAGGGCCTGCCGGACTTTGTGGCCACTTCTATGCGAACGCGAGTGGCTTCTCTGCTGGCAACGGTGCGGGCTACGGCTGCGACGGTGGCCACGGTCACGGCGCCTCTGGCGCAGCTGCAGCAGCAGATTGACGACATCAACGGTAACCTGGTGGCGCTAGCGTACGAGCCGGCAGCAATGGCGCAGAGCCTGGTCGCCACGCTGGTGCAGCTGGTGCGCAGTGTGGCGGTGGAGCCGGCGCAGGCGATTGGCCTGGCAAGGGTGTTTTGGCGTTTTGGCCCTGTGAGTGTGAGTACGGCCAACGTGAGCCCGCGCCGGGCCGTGGAGATCAACAACCGCATTTTGCTATCGCGCCTGGTGCGCACCACGGCGCTGGCCGAGTCGGCCCGCGCTGCGGCAGGGTTGGGCTTTGACAGCTATGACGCAGCCGTGGCGCTGCGCGACGGGCTGACGGATGCGATTGATGAGCTGCTGCTGGTGACCACCGACGACACGGCTTTTGATGCGCTGCGCACGATGCGCGCAGCCGTGGTGGCCGACATCACGGCGCGCGGGGCAGACCTTTCTCGCTTGGTGCGCTACACGCCGGGCGCCACCATGCCGGTGCTGGTGCTGGCGCAGCGCTTGTACTCAGACGTAACCCAGGCCGGCGATGTGCTGGCCCGCAATGTGGGCCGCATTGCCCACCCGCTGTTTGTGCAGGGCGGGCTTGCGCTGGAGGTGCTGGCCGATGACTGATCCCACCGACAACATGACGCTGTATGTTGGCGGCTTGCAGTACGGCGGCTGGAAGACGGCGCAGGCCCAGGTGGGCATGGACCGGGCCGCAGGTTCGTTTGAGCTGGACGTGACCGAGCTGTGGCCTGGCCAGGACGTGACGCGGCGCATTCGCCCGGGTGACGCTTGCCGCCTGGCCGCCGGCGGAGATGTGCTGGTGACGGGCTATGTGGACGCGGTGGATGTGCAGCTGGACGGCTTCAACCACCAGGTGACGATCCGCGGGCGGGACAGCTCAGCCGACCTGATTGACTGCAGCGCGATCAGGACGCCTGGGCAGTGGTTCAACCGCACGGTGTTGTCGATCGCACAAGACCTAGCTAAGCCGTTTGGCGTGACGGTGGCGGCAGACGTGGACGCCGGCAAGGCGCTGGCTTCGTTTGCACTGCAAGAGGGGGAAACGGTGTTCGATGCGATCGACCGCGCCGGGCGGCTGCGCGGCTTGATGCTGATGAGCGACGGCGTGGGTGGCGTGGTGTTCACCCGCGCGGGCTTGAAGCGCTGCACTGACGCGCTGGTGCTGGGCGGCAATGTGCTGACGGGCCGCAGCACTTTTGATGTGCGCGACCGCTTCAGCAGCTACACGGCCAAGGGCCAGGCTGCGGGCACCGACTTTTTCAACAGCGAGTCAGCCGCGCATGCGGTGGCCAAGGCCACTGACCCGCAGGTGACACGCTACCGGCCGCTGCTGATGACGGGCGAGGCGCCGGACGCTTCGGGTTCCCTGGTGCAGCGGGTGAAGTGGGAGGCCACGGTGCGCGCTGCGCGCTCGATGACGGTGCAGCTGGTGGTGCAGGGCTGGCGCCAGCAAGACGGCACGCTGTGGAAGCCCAACCACCTGGTGCACGTGGTGGCTGACGCGCTGCGGCTTGACCAGGACTTGTTGATTTCGTCTTGTGAGTACGCCATTGGCCCCACGGGTTTACTGACCACGCTGGCACTGACGCGGCCTGACGCCTACACGCTGGAACCCATCAAGCCCAACCCGGCCGCAGCAGTGAGCGCTGGCGCGTTTTGGGACGTAGCGGGGGCGCGGCGATGAGCACGAGTATGGACCGCGTGCTGGGCCCGATCAAGCGCCGCCTGGCGCTGATGGTGGGCCGCGCGATGGTGCGCCTGGTGAACGATGGCACGCAGCTGCAGGCGCTGCAGCTTGAGCTGCTGCAAGGCGAGATTCGGGCGGACGTGGAGCGGGTGCAGAACTACGGCTTCACCAGCGTGCCGCACGCAGGCGCTGAGGCGGTGGCGGTGGCGGTGAGTGGCCTGCGGGACCACGTGCTGGTGGTGGCGGTGGACGATCGCCGGTACCGGCTGAAGGGCTTGGCTGACGGCGAGGTGGCGATTTATACCGACGAGGGCGACCTGGTGCACATCAAGCGCGGCGGCACCATTCGGGTGGTGGCGGCGACGAAGGTGCGCATTGAATCTCCCCTGGTTGAAATGACGGGTGATTTGCACGTGATGGGCAATGTGCAGGTGGACGGCAATGAACAGGTGGACGGCAATGTGGGCGTTGGTGGTGACGTGGCGGTTTCCGGCCAGGTGGTGGCTGATGGCGACGTGACTGGCCAGGGCACCAGCCTGCACACCCACAAGCATGGCGGTGTGACTGCGGGCCCGGGCCAGACCGGAGTGCCTGTCTGATGGCTGACATCAAGACTTCATGGGTGGGCGGCGATCAGGGTGGTGTGTGGACCACTTCGGGCGCCAGCTTGGTGGGTGATGACGGGCTGCTGACGGCGGTGATCATCAGCCTGTTCACTGACGCGCCGGCCAGTGCGCTGGAGGCGGCGAATGCGGGCTTGTCTGATCGCCGTGGCTGGTGGGGCGATGCCTACGCCGACGAGGCCGGCGACGTGATGGGCAGCAAGCTATGGCTGCTGCGGCGCGAGAAGCGCACGGTGGCCACCCTGGAGCGGGCGCGGCAGTACGCGAGCGACGCGCTGGCCTGGTTGGTGAGCGATGGCGTGGCCGAGTCAGTGGCGGTGACGGCCGAGGCTGTGGGCGCTGATGTGCTGGGCCTGCAGGTAACGGTGACGCGCAAGCGTGAGCCGGCCGCGAAGTACCGATTTGAACGATTCTGGACGGGGGCTTAAATGGCGTTTTCACGGCCTTCATTGGCAGACCTGATCGCCCGCGCGGCGTCGGACATCGAGGCCGAGCTGCCGGGCACGGACGCCCGCCTGCGTCGCTCGAATTTGGGGGCGATTTCGCGCATGCACGCGGCGGCGATGCAAGGCCTGTATGGCTACCTGGACTACATCTCCCGGCAGATCCTGGTTGACCAGGCTGACGGTGACTTTCTGGTGCGCTGGGCCACGCTGTGGGCCATCGTGCGCAAGAGCGCATCGAAGGCCAGCGGCCAGGGCAGTAGTACGGGCAGTGACGGTGTGGTGGTACCCATTGGCGTAGTGCTGCAGCGGGCGGACGGCGTGCTTTATGAAACTACTACTGAGAAGACTGTTGCCAGCGGCGTGGTGACGCTGGATCTGCGGGCCTCTGACGCAGGCGCTGCGGGAAATTGCAGTTCGGGTACCAAGCTGGCTGTGGTGGAGCCCGTGGCAGGGCTTTCAACCACCGTGACCGTGGGTGTTACGGGGTGCACTGGCGGGCGCGACCAAGAAAGTGATGATGAGCTGCGCTCGCGCGTGATTGCACGCATGCAGTCGCCACCTGCTGGCGGTGCGGCGGCGGACTATATGCGCTGGGCGCGTGAGGTGGCCGGCGTGACGCGCGCCTGGTGCTATCCGCTGGAAGACGGGCCCGGCACGGTGTCGGTTCGGTTCGTTCGGGACGGCGATGTGTCGATCATTCCTAACGCTGGCCAGGTGGCTGAGGTGCAGGCGTACATCAACCCGAAGCGGCCTGTGACGGCTACGCTGACGGTGAAGGCGCCCACGCTGTTGACGCAGGCGTTCAACATCTCGGTGACGCCCGACAACACGTCGGTTCGCACGGCTGTACAGGCCGAGCTGGCGGACCTGCTGCAGCGCGAGTCTTCTCCAGGTGGACGTATCTTCATCTCTCGTATTCGCGAGGCGGTTTCCAGTGGGGCAGGTGAGAGCGACAGCACGGTGGTTTCACCCACGGCAGACATCGTGCCTGCGACGGGCCAGATCGTGACGCTGGGCACCATCACTTGGAGCTGATGCAATGCCTTTGCAAGCCGACTACGCCGACGCGCTGAGCAAGCTGCTGCCACCAGGTGACGCCTGGCGAGCTGCCGGCCAGCCCTTGGGTGATGTGCTGGACGGCTTGGCCTTTGAGATGGCCAGGCTGGACGCCCGCGCCTTGTTGCTTGTCGACGAGGCGGACCCAGGCAGGACCATCGAGCTGCTGGATGAGTGGGAGCATGTGCTGGGCCTGCCCGACCCCTGCCTGACTGTTGAGCAGACCGACAGCGATCGGCGCACGGCAGCCCGTACGCGCTACACGCTGGTGGGTGGCCAGACAGCTGCCTTTTTTATTGCCCTGGCTGCTGGCTTGGGCTACAGCGCCACGGTGGAGGACTTCCCCAGCTCGGCCGCTGCGGACGCCGCCGGCGTGGCCTACACGGGCGACGGATGGGCCTATACGTGGCGGGTCAACGTCGTGGCGTCAACGGCCATCCGTTCCTTCCGTGTGGGCCTCAGTTCGGTGGGCGACCCACTGCGCAGCTGGGGGGTGGAAGCGCTGGAGTGCTTGATCAAGCGCTACGCGCCCGCCCACACGATTGTCCTGTTTGCATATTCCTGATCGGAGACACACACATGCACCGCATTGACACCCCGGGCAACCTGGGCAACACCTTTACCGAGGGCGACCCCGACCACGGTGTGCCGGCCACGGTGGTGGGCCAGGACTTCATGAACGCTGTGCAAGAGGAACTGGCCAACGCCATCACTGGCTCCGGTATCGCCCTGAGTAAGCCGAACAACGCCCAACTGCTGGCGGCCATCCGCTTGATCGCCAAGCCGGTTGGCACGGTGGAACTGCGCTATGACGACACGTCGCCCGCCACGCTGTACGGCGGCAACTGGCTGGAGTTTGGCCAGGGGCGCATGCTCATTGGCAAGTCGGGTGACGCTGACTTTGACACCATCGGCAAGACCGGCGGCGAGAAGACCCACACGCTGACCACGGCTGAGATTCCGCCTGTTCCGTTCAAAGACCGCTATCACAACGAAAACAGCCTGAGCCTGCCAGGCGCTACCAAGACTATCGGGTCAAGCGGCCTGAATGGCAACCTAGGCAGCTACGCGACGGACGGCGACAACAATACCTTCTTGTATGCAGACGCCGTGATCGACGGCGGCGGTGGTGCCCACAACAACATGCCCCCGTTCGTCACGATCCGCATGTGGCGTCGCACCTCCTGACCCTGCCCCACCAGGTGGTCACGCCACCCACTAGCACCGCCGGCCCCGCTCTTTTACAACCTGCACCCAGCGCCAGCGCCCCGGGCTCCGCATCCAGATGGCGCAGCATTCTGGGTGCCTTCGGCCTCTTTGGGCCCCGTTTCCACCCCGCCTGAAGCCCTATTCAACCCGCCTTTAACTCCGAGTTATCCACAAGACTTATCCACAGGCACCCCGCGACGACTGTATTCAAACCACAAACCATGTGCCGAAACATGCCAAACCATGTGACGGTTTACACGACTGCCCGGGTCCACGCTCACCTCGACCCAATGCACATTGGGGCTGCCGAAGGTTTCCAGGCGGCTGAAATTCTTCAACAGGTTGGGTTGGTTGAACAAGGGCTTGTCCAG